TATCTTTCATTGGCGGGTGGAACTTTAACAGGGGCATTGATCGCCACTTCTTTTTCTGGGGTTGGGACGGCATTAACAGCTTTAAATGCTTCAAATATCTCAACTGGAACCATCAACGCAGCCCGATTACCCGCAGCTTACCTCCCCCTGACTGGTGGGACTATCACAGGGGACTTGGTTTCAACTAGCGCAACGGCATCAACCTCTCCTACTACGGGTGCGATTCGTGGTGCTAGTTTAGGGGTTACGGGTGCTATTTTTGCTGGTACTGTTAGTGCCAATTCTTATAATTTGATTCCTATTGGGAGAGGAGGGGGGAGTTTAGGCACAAATACAATAACAGGAGTTAGTGTGCTCCAGGCCAATACCACAGGTATTGGTATGGCAGGTTTTGGAACTGGGGCTTTACAAAATAACACCACAGGGAATTATTCAACGGCAGTTGGAGTTAGTGCGCTTTTGTCCAATATTACAGGGAGTAGTTTAACTGCCGCTGGACTTAATACGCTTCGTTCTAATACTACAGGGAATAATTCGTCTGCTTTTGGCGTTGGGGCTTTAGAAAATAACACTACAGGGAATAATTTAACTGCCTCTGGAGTTGGTGCGCTTTTCAGCAATATAACAGGGAGTAATTTGGCAGGTTTTGGAGTTGGTGCAGGACGTTACATCGCTGACGGGATTACGGGATTAACTGTCTCAAATAACTCCTGCTTCTTTGGCGTGAACACCAAAGGAACCCAGAATGCAACAAATGAGCAAGTTTTTGGCTACAACGCCACCGGAAACGGCTCAAACACCGTAACAATTGGTGATATTGAAATCACCAATAACTTTTTCAGAGGTGCTTTATCTTTGAATGCAACCCAGGTTGTTTCTACCAGAAGAACCGGATGGACTGCACCAACTGGAACACCAACTCGCACAACCTTTACAACGTCAACTGTTACCCTGGAAGGGTTAGCAGAAAGGGTAAAGGCGTTGATTGATGATTTAATTACACACGGATTAATAGGAGCATAATCATGACTATTGAAAAAAAAGACCATTTTTTTGTATTACAAAGCCAACAGATTCCTGTGAGTGGGATTTTATTGGATGTTGTAATTGAACTGTGCCACCAATATTCGATTGTCAATCTTGAGACTGGAGAAGTTTTGGGGACAAGCCCAGGTGAAGGTATCTTAAACTTGGGAACACCCAATGAATTAGAAGTCGAGTTTCCTGGATTTTCAGAGCGGATGGAATGGATAAAAATTGCTTTGGTTACTAAGGCAATGGGAATAATAGCCACCAGAAAAGCGACAGAACTAGCTGCAATTGAAGCGTCAAAAAACAACCCATTAACACCAATAGAATGATATCAATATCAATTTTCTCACTCCCGTTTAATCAATCCGGTTATGCCTTCCTGCTTTTCTTTGCCGGACTGATTTCTATTATTAATGGATTTTCCTTGATATTCGATAACCGAAAGTTGAATCAATACTTGTCATCTACTCTGTTGATAAATAACGGATTGATGTTATTGTTTGACAGCTTTAACAAGATAGGTTATGACAAGTTTGATAATATGAAAATATCAACTTTAATAATTCAAATTATTATAAGTTTTTTATCGCTTTTCCTTGTATTGGGGCATCACTATGAACGTAGCAAAAAACTCAAAGAGCGAAAAAAAGAGGGTGAGTCTTACGATTTTAGAAAGAGGGGGTAAATATTGCAATATGCCACGCCCTGTTTTTAGAATTAAATATATAGTTCAGGCATTATTTTTTAATCATCATTTCCTGGTGATGATTCTGGTCGGATTGTTTGGAATGATTTTTACCCCATTAGAAACATCTATTGGATGGATAAATGAGAGTATTGATTTTTTAAACGCTATCACCCTTGGGGTGGGGATTGGCGGGATAATTTGTTGGTGTTTCGTCTACAAGTTCAAGAAAGAGTTTAGTAGTGAAATTAGCTCCTCTGTTTGGACTGCTTGCTATATTCTTTTAAATATCTGCCACATCCTTTCAGTATTGTTTATAGTAGTTTTCTTTTTGTCTGTAGGAATCAAGCAAAATGGCAGTATATCTTCCTTAGCTTGCGGGGTGTTTTCTTCAATGCTTGCAGAGATTATGTTATCAATTAAATATGCCTACAAAAGTTAATTACCCTCGTAATCAAAATGTTGATGTCTTTTTTTCATGTTATTCTCCAATCAAATACAACAACAGCTACTACAGACCAAACGATTCAATCAGTATTTGGTTTGATTACCGTTCTGTTGGGTGGTAGTAGTGTAATTGGTATTGCTATCAATAGAATTTTTGATACCAAAAACATCAAGGTTATAGTTGAATTACAGAGTGAAATTAAAAGCCTTCAGAGGGAGGCTAATTATAGGGAGAATGATTTAAACAGGCTTGAGGTTGAAAACAACGAACTCAGGGAAAAGATAGCCGCGCTACAGGAGAAAACTAACTCTAATTTTTCTGAACAGCTAGTTAATATACAGGAGAAATATCAGCATCTAGCAACGGAACATCAAAAAGCTATTGCAATAATAAAGAAGTTAAAAGGGGTATCTACCAATGCAAGTAATTCAAACACTAACGACGGCAATCAAACCTGAGACAATCTCTTGCCCTGGAGGGCATTAGATTGTATTTAATGCAACACCAACACAACCCAGTCCCTTTTTATTATGAATAATTCAACTAAAATTAAACTGATTGCATTGGATCGTGAAGTTACCGTATCCGAGGAAACTTTCACGATTAAGGAATTGAAAGTTAAGTATCCTAAACAATGGCTACAATCTCGTAATGATTATCCTGTTTTTATTAATTCGTGTATGGACAAATGGATATCAGAACAGGTAAAATTACAGGTAGAATTACAGGTAGAATTGAAGTGGAATGTTGTTACTTTTGAGGTGGGATGATGGATACGGAAGCATTAAAAAATTTAATAACCGAGTACGAGAATGCTACGGATTCAGGGTACAAGATGAGATTAGCTAATCAGATGAACGACATTATTAAAAAAGATATCTGGGAACTTCAAGGGAAAATTAGAGAGGAAATGATGTTGCGAATGCAAACAAAAACAGAACAATTAAATAATTTAATATCCCAAACAACGGGAGAAAATACCCAATATGGTTATTGGTATATTGAGTTCAGAAGTCGGTCTGGGTGGTGGGCGGTTTCTGATATCCCTGTTAGTTTTGGAGAGAATGGAACATACCTCGGTAAGTCTTATATTGATGCTGTCAGGTCAATTAAAGATTTATTTCCAGAAAGAAAACCTTTGAATAGGGTGCTATAATAATAATGCACACTGATTAAAATTGGACAACACTAACCCGATGATTTATTAATTGTTGGGTTATTTTTATTGGTGAAGATATTGGGTTTGTATTATAATATAAATAGGCAACCCGCCAAAAGTTTTTGGCTTTTGAACGGGTCTAACCACAACTTACTTATACGGAGTAAACAATGGCTATTCTTGACATTACCACACAGAATGACACCTTAGTTGTCGATTCCCGATTGATTGCTGATGAACTGGGGATTCAACATAAGAACTTACTGCAAACAATCACAAAGTATTTAGACCGATTAGAACGAAAAACACCAGTCGCGTTTAAAACGGACGTGGTGAGACGCCCGCAGGGTGGGGCTTACGAAGTCTCTTACTGTTTCTTGAATGAAGCACAAGCAACACTTTTGATGACGTTTTCCCGAAACAGTGATCAGGTTTTGGATTGCAAAGAACGGTTAGTTGAGGCTTTCTCCCTTGCTAAGAATAACCACGTTCAGACCCCGCTTGCGTTACCACAAACCTATGCTCAGGCTTTGCTAGAGGCTGGACGATTGGCGTTAGAGGTAGAAAAGTTAGAGGCCGAGAAAGCACTGCTTGAGGAAGAAAACAATCAACTGTCCGAGGCTTTGGATGAACTTTTTGATTATTCGTCAATCATCAGGGTTGCCAAGTTCAATAAAGTTCATGAGTCTAACTTCAGTTGGCGACCTCTCAAAGCGATGAGTATTAAGATGGGGATAGAGATTAAACAAGTTCCCGACGCCCGGTACATGACGAAAAATATTTATAGTCACGATGTTTGGCGGATCGTTTATCCGTGGGTGAAGTTGCCAGAGACTACGACGTTAACGATTATCAGATAATCAAAAAAAGAACCCTCTAAATATTTAGAGGGTTGATTTTAAAATAATTTATTACAATCCTTGCATTTCATTCGGCGGCGACCGTGTTCGGTGTAACCATATCTAACCAGCCTATGACTACCACACCGGGGGCAACCGTCGCCAATCAGGGCTTTTGCAAAAAAAGACAGCCTAACACCTCTGATGGGTTATTGGCATTTCTGACTAGCGCACCCGGAGCCAGGCAATCAGCCCGGTTCACTTTAACGGCGGCTGCTGCTACCAGTCCCGACACTATATAATAAGTGTCGGGAGACGCAGGGGGGAGTCCCTCAATCTCGCCATATTGAACGCTTTGGACTGGAATACCTAAAATGGGTTCGGCTTCGGTATTCCCCATCGCCACGCGGGGGATGATTCCCGATGGTGGCAGGGTGTGGAGGATCTCAACAGCCGAAGCTGTGAATTGCTTGGTTTTAGGGTCTTGGTTAACCCCTTCACCTGAACAGATAATGATTTGATGGGGAGTGGCGTTGATGATTTTCATGGCTGTATTTTCTCTGGTAAAGTGTGTTTATTCTTCATTTTGGTCTTGACTTGATAGCCTTGAAACGATTGACTTAAACTCAACCATTTTTTCATTTGGGACGCGAGATAGAATTCGCTCCATAGCATTATTGGATTCATTCCAAATCTTGTCATTTCTATCAACGAAAGCATCGTCTCTTTGCTCTCTGTAATTTAGATAATGCTGTGCTAATACTTCCATTTAACTCTCCTAAAACAATGTGTCAATTCGAGAACAAGCGCAGTCATAGGCGTTATATCAGGTCACATTTTCCTACCATCTTGTTCCCGCAGGGGAAATCCGCGCAAACGGACTGGTAGGTGGGGTTTTTAGTCCCAAAGGCTTTTGTGACAATCCCCTGCCCATATACAGGGTGAATCACGCTGTCACCGACCTTTAACAGCCCTTCAACGGGTTTATCTAAATTGTCAAGGTATTCTTTGACAACCTTGATTGCCTCTCCATAGAGGTGTTTTCGTTGGTCTGTGTAGACCTTCTCTACCTTCTCGGTAGGCAATTCCAAAACCGCCAAATCGGTCACAGAATATTCTGTGGTTTCTCCATAGCCCGTTTCGTAGGCAATGGTTGTGGCACTAGGAAATTTAGGTTTCCCTTCCACAGCTTCCCCGAATTGATTTACGGCAACCAAAGCCATATAGGTGACTGTCACCTGATATTCGTCAGCCACAAAATGAGCTTTGGGGCCAGAAACTTCGCCCCATTGAGAATTACCGCCCCGCATCCCATCGGGGGACTCTTTACGACGGGCGGGAGACTGTGTTTTTTGATAACTCCCTTGGAGTTTTTGACAGGTAACAGTCTCCTGTTTTTCTTCCTGGGTGACAACCCATTCCAGTTTTGTCACCTTAACGGAGTTCGGTAACGGGGTGACGTTACCAATGGAGTCACCATTATCTTTCCAGATGTTCCCTCTATCATCGACGTAATACCCCTTTGTAGGGAGTTTCAGGGCATCACGCCCTAGATCATTGTTCCATTTCCACTCAGGTGTGGTTTTAGTGGTTTTGGTTGTGGTGGTTGTCATGGCGTTTGTCCTCTTTGCTTTGTGTTGGTTACTGTTCTCTACATTTCTAATACTACACAAAATATCAACAGGTGTCAACAGGTAAAGCAAACTATTTTAGATTTTGTATCAGGGGGATACAAAACGATTGTTTTTTTGATATAATATATATAGAATCAATTTTCTATAGTATTGCAATGTCCAGAAGTAATATAGTCCATAATCAACTAATCAAAAGAGGAAACAATGGAACCTGTACAATTAACGATGGAGCAACAATTCAAACTCGCAATAATCAGGCAAAATGTTGACAGCCTAACCTTGGAACAAGCCAAGGAACACATTATCGAATTAGTCATACAGAGTATGATTAAGGATGATTTAATTAAAAATTGGATGAGGATGAAATGAGTAGATTAATTGTATTTGAAGGCATTGACCGCAGTGGGAAAACCACTCAGATGTCCAGATTGAAAGAATACTTAGAAGCAACAGCTAGCTTGGCTGTGTGGAGTACGAGAGAACCTTATGGGGATGAGTGTAGGAATAAGATTAAAACCGTCTCCATGAGTCCCCAGGAACAGCTAGATTTGATTCTTGAAGACAGGCGGGTGCATTGCGATGTGATTCGGAAAAAGATGGGAGAATTTGATATTGTTTTATGCGATCGCTTCACCCCCTCCACACTCGCCTATCAAGGTTACGGCCACGGGATTGACCCTAATATCCTTATCAAAGCGAATGAAGCCGTCACGGGGGGACTAACACCCGATATGGTGATTATTTTTGACTTACCAATTCGGGCGGCTGTGGCAAGATTGGAAGACAGACCCCTTGATGCAATTGAAAGAAATATCTTGTTTTTGGAGAGGGTGAGGTGGGGATATTTGGACATTGCCAAAAGATACAAATACCACCTGATTAATTCCAATCAGTCATCTGAGTTGGTGTTTAGCAAGGTGGTAAATCAGGTGTTACGGGCCCTGGAAATTGAGAGTTTAGTTAAGGTATAAATAAAGCAGGGTATTTTGCAACCCTGCTTTATATTTAAACTATTGTTAACTCCACTCCTCTAACTCCAATTCTTCCCCTACAAACTCAGGGAACTGATTGTAGAATTTTGTCAAGGCTTCTAACTCATTTAGAGCGTCTAAATAATACCCTTGACGGTCTTCTTTTTTGGCTGCGGTCTTGATGCGAGTAATGCGATAAACCATGATATTCTCCTATTTAGTTAATGAAAATTTAGTTGATGAAAATTTGCTTGTTGATTAATAGAACGCTTTGAGCCGTTAACACAGGGGATTCATTGTGTTTAAACACAAATGAGTTGTATTTATAAGGGTTGTAAGTAACGGCTTGATTGCAGTTTTTCACTGCGTCAGTCAACGTTCCAACAACGTAAGCATGGACATTTTTGCGTTGCTCTCTGATAACCCGTTGCCGTCCGGCTTCAGAAACTTTGAACGTACCATTGGTTAATTTAACTTCTGTTTCGTGGGCTATAACCCGCCCCTTATTTTCGCCCTCTAATGCGACGACTGAAAACATCTTTTTATGAAGATTGAAATAGACTTTAACTTTCATGGTATATTCCTTAAATTAATTGAAAATGATTGACTTGAGAGCAAGTAGGGTGGCTGCCTTACTTGCTTAACTTTTAACCTTCTACATTTATAACTGTACCCCAGTTATTTTAAAATGTCAACCCCCTCACTCAACTTTTTTGTAAAGAATTATGTCGCCGGTTGTGATCGCCTCCAAAAATTCAGTCCATGCGGGTTCTGCTGATTCCCGTCTCCAATAACGATAACCCATGCCGATGACGAGGGTTTTTAATTTTTCCCTATCTTCTGGCTTGAGTCTGGCTTTGATTTCTTGCCTATGTTCGTGGGGCCTCATAAAAAATCCTATGTAACTATTCACCAGTTATAACAGATTATTCACCATCTGGAAATAAATCTGGCAACGACGGGCGGTGGATCGTGGATCTAAAAAGCCGAATCCCTTACAGAATCCGGCTTTTACCTCTATCGGAGCGACAGGATTTGAACCTGCGCCTCCTACCACCCCAATGTAGTATCGGTATTGTTTAATCCTTATATAGTAGGACTTTTGGGAGTTTGGGAACTTGAGATCCCAATTGTTGATTCCCAATAATCCTTAGCCGCTTCCCACTGTTCAGACGTAGCCGCGCAGTGGACTTGATGCCCAAAGGAATCACCTTTGTGATGTTTGGCGATCGCACCCTCCAAAGATACACAGCTTAATCGGTACAGAGGGATTGGGGATTGGTTTATTAGGATATCCAGGGATTGAATAACACCCAGACCAAAGCCATGAGGGTCGTATTTCAATGTATTGGGAATCTGGGGAGACGCCCCGTCATATTTCCAGTAGCGAGCGTGTAGCAACATATAATCCTCCTTTGTTTTGTCCTTATATCGTTAACTTTTGCGCGGATTTAAGGCATCGCGCCCAGCCCATAAATTAACTTTTTAATAATTTATTTGAGATAAAAATATAGCCCTCTTTTCTGGTTTCAATCCAGAATTTAGCATCGGCATTGGAGGCTGCTTTTAACAAGTTAGACATTTCTTCATGGGACTTAAGCCAGTCAATCCGACATCCCATGGCAACTTCACCTCTAAGACTGCAATGAGCTTCTACAACTCCCTGTATGAAGTCAATCCGAATTGACCCCGCCCAGCTTTGTTGCTTTTCCGTCCCTGATGGGGGATCTTGAAAAAGCCAATCTAAATCCGATTGGTCAGGGCGAGGGAATTGTTCTATTTTTTCCATAACGGGTGCGTTCCAAATTGTTAGTTGTCGTGGAGACTCCACAACCGCTACCGATTTCAGGGCTTCTAAACGCCCCTCAAGTTGAGTCAATTCAAAAGCCCACTTCCGAACTAAAGACCGGACGCGGGGGAATTTGACTATTAAACTGTTCAGTTGAGAAATTCTTTTAGAAAGTTGGTCGGCGTTTGTGGAGTTTTTCATATTTTACGCCCGATTTGGCGGCGTCCCTTTTTTTGTGTTCTATACTAAATTATTGTAGCTACAAAATCAAAATATGTCAACCCCTAAATCAAAAAAACTTTTTAACCGCCCAACCGTTGTCAGGGTGAGGCTTTCAGAAGTTGAGAGGGAGAGGATAGAGGCGATCGCATCCTCAAGAAATCTATCCCTCTCGGAATTGATAAGGTATTGGATTAATAATGAAGGGTGACGATTTTCCTTATTCCAGAAAGCAAAATTAGGGGGCAAGCCGAGCTTTCCCTAATCTATTTTTTTCATACCAAGCTGAAATCTCAGGAACCCATTCTTGAGTATGGGCCCACATCATTTCAGAGAGTTTTTGAATCTCTAATTGAGCATCTTTTTTGAATCTTAAATCGAGAAAATGTAACAGTGAACGCAGGTTACAAGACATAACAAAATGCTGTCTGAAATCGAACGGGATTAAACCCCTGGCGTGTTCTTCACTCATCCCAGACTCAATGTTTTGTTTATACAAACCACAAGCATCTACACAGTGTTGTAAATGGATTTCTCTTAATTCAGGTGAATAATAATATTTTTTGCCTTGGCGATCGCTGTAATTCCCCACCGGACGGAGGTAAAAAACATCTTCTAAACTTCTCTTGAAGTTGATTACATCAACAATCCTCTGCCCTGAGTAGCGCCCAGATTGAACATCGAAACTAGCTATTCTATGCCGGGTTGCCTGTTGCATCACACTATGGGGGAAATATCCCACACTAAAAACGATGTAGCAGTGCTCTAACACTCCAAAGTGTCCTCTATTTCCCTCTAGTAATCGTTTAACGGCTATCTCACCACACTCTTTTTCTGGGGGGGTTTTATCAATGCCTTCAAACACATAATTCTCGCTATAACATTGATGCAATGCCAGATAAATCATCTGTTGGGGATTAGCTGTTTTCGATAAAACATCAACCTTGAATTTGTCCATTAGTCTCCTACTCTTTTGTGCATCTTCAGTCAAGAAATAAGATAATCATTAACTGTCAACAGTGTCAGGGATTTGAGTGGAATAGTTTGATCTTTAAAGCATTTAAAATTAAGTAATCGTAAAGAATTGATCATAATTTTTGTTGTTTGATGTATTTCTATTATTATATAATGATCTACACTTTAAAGCAAGGTGTGGGCTAGTGTCAAAAGAAATAAATCTTTTAACAACACTGCATGAAGCAGACGTTCACCCACGATCAAATTATAATATAGTCAGCTAGTATCAAATTAGTCAAGAACCAATGCAATCATTAACATATTTTTCCCATTCCCCTCACCATTGCCATTAAGTTTTGTATCAAGTCAGTCAAGAACCAATACAATCATTAACTTGTTGAGTCTATCCAGAATATAGATTTTGATATAGTATCAAGTCAGTCAAGAACCAATACAATCATTAACGCAGTCAGTGAAGGCAGTAAGGCGCATCATATAACGTATCAAGTCAGTCAAGAACCAATACAATCATTAACTTATGTTTTACATCATAACTGATTTGTTTTACAGTGTGTATCAAGTCAGCCAAGAACCAATACAATCATTAACTAACCAATAAGGAGCTATCTCAGGTTTGATCCTTCCCGTGTATCAAGTCAGCCAAGAACCAATACAATCATTAACATAGCCTGAATCTGTTTGGCGACAAGGTTTTAAGCTATGTATCAGATCAATCAAGAACCAATACAATCATTAACAATTAGAGCATTTGTGGGTGCGTTGAGATAGCTTTTTGTATCAGATCAATCAAGAACCAATACAATCATTAACCTCCTAACCTTCACTAATAGGACTTAAAACAATGCAGTATCAGATCAATCAAGAACCAATACAATCATTAACCAAATCCGACCGGAAAACCGTAGATTCTCTAACCCTCACGAGTATCAGATCAATCAAGAACCAATACAATCATTAACATCTAACCAAGCTGGGGAAATTTCCCAACCCTAAGTTTTTTAGAGTATCAGATCAATCAAGAACCAATACAATCATTAACCTAATTTATCGTTATTCTCGGCCCAATGAATTTGTCGTATCAGATCAATCAAGAACCAATACAATCATTAACTTAGAGCTAACCCAACACATCCCAACAGGGAGAACTTGTATCAGATCAATCAAGAACCAATACAATCATTAACGGGTGAAGGTAAAGCTAATCGTGTTACCCCAATCTTTAGGGAGTATCAGATCAATCAAGAACCAATACAATCATTAACGATAGAGAGAAGAAAATACTCAGGACTTCAAAATATAGTATCAGATCAATCAAGAACCAATACAATCATTAACAATTAGCTAAGGGTTTGGGGTTTGTATGGCTTTAGTATCAGATCAATCAAGAACCAATACAATCATTAACAATACGGGTTTTATCCGGTCGGGGTTGGGTAATTGGTATCAGATCAATCAAGAACCAATACAATCATTAACAGGCCCCACGAACATAGGCAAGAAATCAAAGCCAGACGTATCAGATCAATCAAGAACCAATACAATCATTAACTAAGAACAAGATAAAAAACATCCAATACCAATTCTGTAAGTATCAGATCAATCAAGAACCAATACAATCATTAACCCCTGGCTTTTGAAAGCCTTACACAGAAAGGGTTTTAGACTGCTTTTGCGAGGCTCGGTAAAAATCATTGATTTTGGCTTCTGTGATTTGACAATAAATTAACTGGAACTGCTTTCTTGTAATGGTTCGAGGCTCGAATAAGCATAACCATCGGCTTTCTGAAGTAGGCTCAGGTATTTTGGGTGAACATCCATCTTGTCCAAGGTAAAACTCGGACGTTGCCGGATCGTAACTCGACCATAATGGGTTCCCTTATTCTTTCCAGATGGAATTACAGCCTTAACTAAATCCCCCGTTTTATACCCCATAAAGCTCTTGATTCTTGCTTTATGGCACTTAGGAAAACCATATTTATCAGTCGTTACCCGTTGCCTGACCCCATGCCCTTTAGCTGATATTAATAAAGGTTTGACATCCTTAATAATCAGATTTTCGGGAGTAGAAGCACCAACACAAGCCGCGTCAATCCAGTGAGCTTTAGGGAACTTTTGACGGCATCGGTTAAACTTAGTCCGTCCCCCCGTCCCAACTTCTACAGGTAAACCCGTTTCTTTCAATCGGTTGTATAAACACCACCGGGTAGAATTAACGGCGGCTGCATCTTTGAGAGGGGCTTTAACCCGTTTCAGGATTTTATTAAGCAATTCCTTTTTCTTAGAAAGGAAATCTTTAATATCCTTAGCACCCTTTTTCTGATTGCATTTATGGCAAGCGATCGCTAAATTAGAAACCCGATTACTCCCACCCTTTGATCTGGGTATCAAGTGTTCAATCTCTAATCTGGTATCAACAGCGCCACAGTAAACGCACTGACGGTTAAACTTCTCCAAAAGGTATTCCCTGACTTCATAGCCCGCGAGTTCCCCTTGCTGATACTCAACACCGGAAACTTCTGGATTCTCCATGATTTGAGTGTCGAACCGTACCAACTCCTGAGATATCGCTGCAATCGGAGCCAACTTTCTTAACCGATTGACCCAGGTAATCACATTTTCGACCCGTGACATCAAGCTCGGAGCTAACCAACCTTTAACCCGTGTTCTATTAAGGAAACGGGGTTGGCGGTATCTGGTTTTCCGTCCCCTGCGACCCCTTCTTAAACTGCGTCGGGATTCCAGTGCATTCTTGATCACCATGCCACGATGTTGAATATCAGCGCCCCAAACAACTTCACCCGTGCCGTCGTTTACCAAGGCAATGCCAGTAAATTTAGAACCAGGATCTATCTTTAGCCTCAAGTCTTCAGTTGAAGATTTGACAGCATATTTTAGGATGATTGTAAAAGGTTGATGCCGAAAAACTGCGGCTTTCTTTTGCGTTAAAAGAATCCTAGCTTTTGCGGGTGAGATTGGATTTAATGGACGCTTTTCGGCATCCATTACGAATACTTTAGACATTTAAAAATAACTCTTTCGAGCCTCCGATAAATCGGGTAAAGTGTGCCTCGTCAATGTTATTAAGCGGTACTATCCAGGTGACACTGACTTAATTGCTGTACATCTGTTTAATCACCTAGTTATAGAGCTTGGAACTGGCAACGCATCCCAAGGTATGAACTTAAACGCTTCTCAATAACGTAGCTCAGTAAAGAGCTTAGACTGGTTAACTGTTTACCAACAAACTACATTGGTAAACCTTGATTCTTGACTATTTACATTGTACACGAATAACGCAAAAAAAAACAAGTTTATTTATATATTTTTAAAAGGTCAAGAGCAATCGTCAACCTTGATAATCTCAATCTCGACACAAAGGGCTTTTAATCTCTCAAAAGCCACCACCGGATCGGCTTCAAAATCAACTGGACTAGATCCGGTCATCGGAGCGTCGGACACTGCACCCAATGGCTCAAAAGCACGGGATTTGTTATTCCAAAAAAACACTCTGTTAATATGTCGCTCTATTGCTTCCGGTGTTTCGAGAAAACAATAGATAAGTCCTGCAACAATAGCCTGTCTGACATCGGTTCTAAATCGCCTTTTATCGAGTTTAATTGTCCATAATTCAGATAAAAGTTCCTCGTCTGTTTCTGCATCATACCAGAGACACTCACAAGAGAATGTGTGGAGGTCGTTGGTATGAATTTTTTGGGCGGGTTGAAATCCTTTTTTAGTTGTCTTCATAAAGATTAATTGATTTTAAGATAGCTAAACCTAGCTCTTTAGCCAACAACGGCGGCACGGCATTCCCGATGATTTGCTGAGTCAGGGTTTTTGATTCTGAGAATTTGTAATCATCGGGAAAAGTTTGCAGCCGTGCCGTCGCTTTTTGACTAATCCGTTTGATTTGACTTCCCTGTACGATGTCCGCCCAATGGGTCGAAACACCCGCCATAGCTCGAATTGTTGGACAAGGCTTGTTTTGTGGAGTCGGTAAAATATTCTTGATACAGGCTCCCGCACGGGGGATTAACAAAACGGGTGAATGAGAGGCTTTTTCCGGTAAACCCAGTTCATTCAGTCGCTTAATCTGCCAGTCCGCAAGCTCACAGTCCTGCATTTCTGGGATTAAATCACTAAGGGCTTGATACCATCCCTTTTTAGGTTTTGGTTCAGGAAAATAAGGGAGGGGTTCTGAATTTTTAACTGCCCACATAATCAACCGTTTCCGGTTTTGCGGAACCCCGTGATCCGCCGCGTCTAAAATTAACCAATGATAGCGATATCCACAATCAATTAGCGATCGCAATATCGCCTCAAAAGTTGGTGATTTTGCATATCCTGGGACGTTTTCGAGAACCACCCATCGAGGGGATAATATGGCAATATAATCACAGCAATAAAGCCCCGCATCTTTATCTTTATGGTCAGGAATATCACCCCGCCGTGCATTGCTGTATTGTTGGCAGGGGGGACTCATCCAAAGTAGATCAACCCGCTCCATGAGATGAGTGCGAATTTCACCAACACAAGAGTTGAATACTTTGGTATTGGGGAAATTTAATCGTGCTACTTCTGCAATTTTAGGATCTCGTTCGATCCCCCAAATGGACTCAAAACCCGCGGCTTCTAACCCCAAATCTGCACCGCCTCCGCCCATGAATAATGTTGCGAATGTTGGCATTAGAAACCCTCCTCAACAACTGTTAAGCCACAGCCGGGGAGTAGTAAGTCAGGATCGTTTGAAGATTTCAAGCCAACCATTCCAGAGGGTAAGCATTCTTTTACAGTGAGGATTACATTGCCAAAATTCTTGTCTGTAGTTTTGACATGATCGCCTTTCTGGAAAGCGTAATTTCCGAGGGGGATTTGTTCCCCTTTGACCATCTGAATAAATAGTTTTATCTTGTCCGAGTCTAAGGATTCTGCCAATCCTTTCGTCCACTGAATTTTGATTTTATTCCCCCGGCACATAATCACCCGTCCGATGTAACGGCTATCCTTTTTTAATTGCACAATATCAGTTTTTTTGAATGGGGATGAGTCGGAAATCTCCTCAAAGTCTAGGGTTTCTGATCTGTGCCAACTTCCCTCTTTACAGTTAGTTACTTGACAGGTTTGTTTTAATACATTGAAACTTTCAACTCGCCATGCTGTACCTCTTATTAGATAAGATGGGCGGTGTTTATGTGGGTCAATCTCTACCCACTCACCAACTTTTAAAACTCTTTCAAATATCTTGGTTGTTACGGTCATGTCAATCTCCTTTGTTGGGTTTAATGGAATTAATCAATCAAGGGCGCGGTCAAGATTAAGCGGTTAATGAACGGGCGTTTTCAGGTCTACCATCACGTTTTTTCATCTCCCTGTCTTCATTTAATAAAGCGATAAACCAACGAACCCCATCGTCTGAGATTCCGTTTAAACAATCAGGATGGGATAGGATGTATTCCACCAAATGATCATTCCGAATGTAAAACTGTCTTGTGCCTTCAGAGTGATGTTTTAGCCCGTTATTTATCCATCCACGAATCCTTTCTCTTGAAAATCCTAGTCCTATAAAAACTGCCGTGGCTCCATACCAACCACTGTTAGGTCTTAGGCTTTGTCCGAGATTTAATAACTTATTTTGAACGGATAATATTGTTCGCTCTTGATAGCCTTTTTTAACGGCTAGTTGATTATATCGAATAACTAATTGGGTGAACGGTAAAGTTTCTGCTAGTGCTATCAAGGTTTCAGTTTCCTCGTGTGTCCATATCCAACTTGATTCCTCTAGGTTGTTTCTAACCTTTGAATATTTGATATCAATAGATGCTTTTGTTCTCCCTAAAATTTCAGCAATCTGCGCATGAGTTTTTTTGCTGTCTTTTAAAAGTAGAAGTTGTTCTATCTCAGCTTCTGTCCATGTGTTCTTGTAATTTTCTAGCATTCTCAAATTCCTTGATAATTAGTGGGTTTCTATCTTGACCTCGCCATATTCTTAAACTGAGTAAACTGGGAATCAAATAATAACTTAACCGTTCCGGTGGGGCCGTTGCGATGTTTGGTTAAAATGATTTCAGCTACCCCGGCTTCTGAACTGTTGGGATTATAGTAATCATCTCGGTAAATCATCATTATCAAATCCGCGTCCTGTTCCGTTGATCCCGATTCTCTCAAGTCGGACATCATTGGGCGTTTATTAGTGCGCTGCTCAACACTTCGATTTAACTGAGATAAGACAATAACAGGGACGTTTAAATCTTTTGCCATTCCCTTTAATCCCCGTGTAATTCTTGACAATTCCTGCACCCGATTGTCGCTTCCCCCATCCATTAATTGCAGATAATCTATTAGGATTAAGCCTAGTTTTCCATCGTTTTCGGCTTGCAGTTTTTGAGCTTTTTTCTTAATTTCATTGACAGTAGGGTTCGAGGTATCGTCAATAAAAATCGGCAATTCTGCTAACTTACTAATCGCCTCTGTTAACGGCTCCCACTCATCTTGCTGAATATTTCCCGACCGCAGCCGCGTGCTTTCGATTTTTGCTTCCCCTGCTAAAAGTCGTTGGACTAACTGACCTTTGGACATTTCTAAACTGAACACCGCAACGGGTAATCCTTTTTTAGCAATCTTAAAACCAAACTGGACTGCTAAGGCTGTTTTTCCCATTGACGGCCTACCAGCCACAATAATTAAATCCGACCGTTGAAAACCTCCTGTCATTGCATCTAAATCATAGAAACCGCAGGGAACACCGGGGGGAATTTTGCTTTCACTCCGATCTTCAATTTCCTGAAAGGTATCAATCAGGGTTTCACCAATTGAAACTAAATCTTGCTGACTTTTCCCCTGGGAAATATTGGCAATTTGTTCTTCTGATTTTTGAATTACAGTCTCTAATTCTTGACTGGTATCTTCTGCTAACTCAATAATCTTATAAGCGGAAGATACTAGATCGCGACGGGTTTTTTTGTCAAGAATTAGTTTGGCATATTGATCAATGTTGACTGCTGAAACCGTCCGATCTACGAGTTGAGTTAATCCTAATTGTCCTCCGGCTTTGTCGAGTAATTTCTGATCTGCCAACCAAAATGTAACGGTCATCAAATCAGTGGGTTTTCCCTCAGAATGCAGGGTTAATACTGCCTTGTAAATCGTTTGATGCGATCGCAGGGAGAATGATTCAGGTTGCAACATTTCTGCAACTCGACCAATGGCTTCTGGGTCTAATAGAATCCCCCCTAAAACGGCTTGTTCTGCCTCGACATTTTCCATGATTACTGTTTCCATTATTTCGCTCCGTTTAAGTTCTCATTTTTGTGGCGATCAGGTTATTTAGAAATTCCTGATTTTTTACCCGTTGTTCCTCTGAAAGTTCTGGCTTGAGTCCATTGGGTTTGAATTCCCGTTGCTCAGGGGGAATGATTTGCACTGGGCGCTCAAATTCTCGCGGGGATTTTCGGTAGGCTTGCCAGTGGATCTTGAAATCGTTGCTCAGGTATTGCAGTTGGGTACTTTCAATCGATCCAAGGTGAGATATCCCACCGAGTTTGAAAATTGCGTACTGGGTAGCATCATCCAAATTATTTAACGGGAGGCGGTTAGCGAGCGATTCTAGGCATCTTGACCAACAATTAGATACTAATTCACGGTCGGACTCTTTAACGAGGTTTACAAGCTCTTTACCCGTGGGGCATTGTCTAAGATTGAAAATCGCCTCCATAATTGCCATCTCAAATTCTTCTGCCGATAACTCTTGACTGAGTTTGTCAAACCAAATCTCGTACTTGAGTTGTGTAAAAATCGCGTCGGGAAAGTTTTCTTTCAGGTTTTCAATTCCCTGATCAAAGATTTCATCGTTAAGCTCGGTCATGGTTAAGCTCCTAATTTTTGTTCGCGTTTGGCTCTAAGGATGGCAAGGCGTTCATCCTTAGAAAGCTCGTCAATGTTTCGGGTCTGAGTTGATTTGCCACCGCTAAACTTGGCTTTTGCTTTGAGCCAACTTTCGGCATCGGCAAGAATTTTTAGCGGTTCGGATTTCCATTTCTGAGCTAGGGATGACTTGGCGTGGTTAGAGTTGCAATCCTTCCCTCTGTAATGAGTGCATTTGCTTAACAGCACCCTGTAATATTCCAAAAATTCAGGGTCGGGGGAACGTTCGCCGCGCATGGCTCCGGTCGCCACAATTTGTTTCCAGGTCGCCATATTTTCTGCGGTTGTGTCCGTTGGCAGAAATCGAGAATCGAACTCGACGGCGGCGGGATGTTTGATCTCAGGAGTAGGAAGATGGTTTTTAACAGGTGGGTCTTGTTCTGGGCTTTGGTGAGGAGTCAAGTCCTCTGTACCCTCTTGTCCGAGGTCTTCGTTTGAAACTAAAACGGCTTCGTTTGGAATCCCCCCCCACTCCGATTCCCCTTGGGGGGTAGGGGGGATCTTTTCTGTTGTCTTTTCTGTAGTCTTTTCTGAAATATCTATATAAGGATCGGTAAATTGGGATTCCCCACTCTGGTAAATCGGGAATCCCGATTTACTGACCTCGGAAAAAACAACATCTGGTAAATTGGGATTCCCGATTTCCCGTAAATCGGGATCTACTATTTGGGGTCTAGTTTTCCGAGGTCGAAAACCCATTGATTTTTGTCTGGGTTCGATGTCTGAAATTAACTCGTCTACCTTGCTATGATTGCGAAAGTAGAAAGTTAGTCCCGATCTCCGGTCAACGTAGGAACAGTAATAGCTACTCCCGAATTCAGACCCGCTAGATTTTGCTTCGTCATACTGAGTTTTGGAGTTGTAACGGACTCCAATCTTGTCAAACCCAGTCCTGAATTCCTCTTTGCTAAAAGCCAATTCCTCAACCCAACTATCCCCAATCTTGTAGTCCTGATGCCCGTTTTGAGGCGGTTCCAAAAACTTGTAAAAACCCTCTGGATACTTAGCAAAACGGTACTCAAGTTGCATCATGAGAATCGTAGCTACTACGCTCCCCGTTTGCTGTCTAAGTCCTGGGATATAGGGGATAGCTTCTGCAAAAGCGGCTAGAATAGAGGGTCTCATTCGCGTCTCCCGTCCCCACGTTCTGGGGATTCATCTGTTGGTGTTGTCGCTGCAAATTTGCCATACTCAAACCCTTGAGTTTTTGGCGGTGGGGTCTTGTTTTCTCCCCTTCCTCTGTTGACTGATTCCAAAGCCAGTAATGGCAGCACCATTAAAGCCAGGACTGTGACCGTTGTTATTGAGATTTGAAACATAATTGGGTTAATTGTTAAAAACTATCGGCTAAATCTAAACCACCGCTTCTTATAGCTCGCTCCAGTACCTCTGATCTTGTGATCCCAAGGTCTAGGGCTTTTTGCCCTAACAGCCTTGCTGCGGAGTCAGTGAGCATCACTGACCGGGGGATCTTCTTTTCCCCATGTACCCATTCGTCAGGTCGTTCTCGGAGTTTCTTCTTAATCATCAGCCCTTTCCTCAGTTGACAATATTTTGACTATATCACATAAAAAAATATTTATCAACCCCTTGACATAAATTTTTATTGGTGCTAGATTTATTTACATAAAGCCAAAAGCGGTCAGCACCCGACTTGATATCAGTGCTGACCGCTTAGGGATAAACCCAACTAAACCATGATAGCAACAACCGTCCAAATTAATCAAGTCCAGACCGCGCCCGCCCCTCTGATTTCCCCTGAAGTTATGGCACTGGCACTAAACAAAGGAATAGCTGCCCAGGTTATTTCCTGGGATACGTTTGGGGAAATCAACCCTACACCTGACGCAATTATGGGTATTTTTACTAATCACGACATTTTTAAATTTGTATTAGCAGATGGCGGTGCGATTCTGATTGGGGCTGATCAGTTCCTAAATTATTGGGAACAGATTCAACAATCAAAACCTGTTACTGAACCCTCACCCTCTCAAGAAACGATTGTGGCACTAGCCAAACAACAGGGAACGGCAGTTTATGCAGGCTGTTGGAAACTGGGTTTTGTGGTTCAGTACAAATCTGATTATTATGCAGTTTCCGAGATGTTAGTTCACGGAAAAGGGTATCAATACAGCATGTCCCGCCATAGCTCATTTCAACTCGCCGCCGACTGCTTAATTGAGCAGTCATGGACTGAGGAGGAAAACCGCTATTAATACCCATAGAACAACCGAGACCTGAACAAGTCCCTAAAAGGTTCAACAAAGCATTAATTATTTAAGGCAAAAAAAAATGAACAGTAACTACATCACGCTGGGAATCGAACCCTTAATCTTTGACACCTACCAAGAATTTAAAGAATGGGTGGGAGAGAATGGGGAAAATCCCACCTTCAGATGTGAAGGAATCATAGGATTTCCGAATAAAGAAGAAACTGATAAATTTAACCGAGTCTATCGGATCGAATATCGTTACGACAACGGATCGGTGAAATATTACAAATCCCACGAGGAGGTGGCGTAATGGATGTTAAGCAGTTGGCTGAAAGATTCGTCGAATTAATAGAAGAACGCGACTTCATTGTCGAGTTCAACGAAACCTATAACGACCGATGTATTGAGATTGATGATCGGGAAATTCCTGCAATCATCAAACAGGCTTCAGAAAATTCAATTCCAATGGATGAATTTAATTCATTAATTCATTCAATCTTCCAAAGTCGAGGTAACAGTCCATCAAACTAATCATTTTTCCCTTACGCTTCATAGTGCGATTGTGAAGCGTTGGGGCGGTGCGATTAAGCCTAAATAAATCTAACAGAAATCCAATGAAAACCACAACAAAAACCACTGAAACCGAAGTTATGCAAACTGAAATTAAACCAATGGACGAGGGTAAATCCGTCATCCGTGATGAATTTGCGTCTGAGGAATACATCAATCCAGATGCAAAACTTCCCCGCATTCAAGCCATGCGAGGGGAAGACCCGTCACAATGCGGTTATTTTATCCCCATTGATCAAGCCGCAAAAGCCGGATGGTTAAACTTTGACGAAAAAACCCTTATTGATTATGCCTTTGCAAGTGGAGACAAAAAAGAACAAGGGTTGCTGTTCACGTCAATGCGCGCACTCGTTTGTCCTCGGACTCCAGTTCTGGCATTAGATAAAGCCGCGACAAAAGAACAAGAACATATTGTTTTTGCTGGTTATTACAAGAAAGCTATTCACAAAGAAAATGATAACTTTCAAAACTTCCAGGCGTTCGACATCATCTTACTTGACGAAAATAACAAGCCGTTGCACCAAGTACCTTTAAGCCTCAAATTGAAAGGCGCGGCTCAAGCTAGTTTTTCAATTGAATGGGGAAAATTTATCAGTGACTTAACATCGTGCCACGCCATAGTTAATGGCATTCCCGCTAGTGAAAAAACACAGATGTTCAAGTCCCTTTGTGTTTTTGCTTTTACTACCAAACGCGAGTTAGCAGGGGATAAAATAAAAAGTCCCGCGTGTAAAGTTGTGAGCTACGAAAAGCCCACACTAGAAACATGGAAAAACTACTTTGTTGGCTTTGATTCTGAAGTTAAAGATTTTTGTATCCAAGGATTACAGCCTAAACGCCCCTTGATTCAACCCGAACAAATTATGGCGGCGCTACCCCCTGTTAGTGATGTGGAAGCATTGGCGGCTGCGGGTATTGATTTCTAGTAATTGCCTTGACTCTTAACTCAACTCCGGGGGTGAAATTCCCCCAATTCAAAACTCGGGTCAAAAAAGAGGAATACAGAAAAATCGATCCTTATTATGATGTCCGATTTGACAAACCTATCACCCATATTGAGTTTAGAAACGGCTATGGCTTAAAAGTTCCATCATTCACTATTGAATTAATAGGAATTACCAAGGGCATCCCCAAACCTGAATGGAGTGATGGAGAGGAAACTGTAGGACAGGAAACAGAGGTTTTTATTCTTGCCTTGGGGGAGATTATTGAGGTTAATCCGTCTTCAGGGGAATTGGCGATCGCATAACTTCAACTCAACAGAAAGGAGGTGATGTTTAGACGAGGATCATCAGTCATCTGGTGTTTGTGTAAGTAAGACGAATCAGGGGTAGGAAAGACCCTTTATCTACCCCATTTTTTAACAAATTAACAGGAGGATAATGAGCGAATTTAAAGGATTTGTAGTCAAGAATAGTTTAGGTCAAGTTGTATTTTCAAGTTCAAGACACAGCGAAGCACGGAAAGAGTGCGAACGTCTGAACCTAGAAGGAAAAGACAAATTCACCATTGAAGAAAACTGGAAAGGAACCCCGACAAGCGTAATCACCAGAACAAGGAAAATATGAGAAAAACAATTACAACACAGACAATTTATGGACTAGGAAAAGCTCAAGCCACAGCTAGAAAATGGTTGGCAGTTAACCGACTTGATGATGATTATTGGGGGATAACTTATATTCCGTTTGGGGTACGTTTTCCTGGTTGGTTTGCTACAAAAAGAGATGCGATCGCAGCGTCAAAAATAGCAAGGAGAATATTCCCTTATCCATTCAAAAATAACGAACACCTGATGCCAACAGAGGCGCAGTGGTTTGAGGTTTTAAAAGACAATGCAATTCCATTTATTAGATAGGAGAATCTCATGTTACAAGTTGAACCCGAGTCTGAATCAATTGATAACGTTATTCAGTTTGCAGACAAGTCCCCTGTTGAAAAGAATCAGGGAACAATGATGAACAAACAGGGAAAACTACACTTAGACATCTATAACTTGCAGTGTGACTTGATATCAGGGGGGATCAATAAATTTACTTACATCCTCTATATGATTCGCCTTCTTTATGGGACTGAGAAGGATATAAAAATCACCCTAGAGAATTTAATTGAAGTCCTGAATTGTGATGGAGTCACCCCATTGGGAGCCGAGAAAAAGATTCAATTTGAAATAGCAGACGTTCAGGTTGAGTTAGCAAAGATGAGTAAAAAGGGTTTGCTGACAAGCTACGAGGTTCCCATTCAATTAAATATTACAAGCCTATGATTGCCACTACTCAGACCCTAGAGGATTAAAACAATGAAATTATTTGATCGGATGCGCGACGAAACCCGTGGCGGACTCTATGACGGAATCCATGACTGCACAGTTAACTTTAAAATATGGTGGAATCTTGTCTACCGCAAAAGTCGCTACGACTACCAGATCATTGCTTTTTGGTATTGGTTGAATTATCGTTCAGAAGGTAGTTGAAATGAAAAAATCAGTATCGTGGCGTGATCATGCGATTAATCGAATATCAAACTCCCTCCTTGAGTATGAGATGCAATGCGCTTGTTTGGGCGAACAAACCAACTCTAAGGATGCCCGGAAGTATTGCAACGACCGCTACCCCTTCGGAATCAGGGAACATTCACCCTACAAGATATGGCTTGAGGAACTGCGGTTAATTCAAAAGTTTATCGCGCTAGGCAAGCCATTTAAAACCTACCCTCACTGGCGAAATTGTGTAAACTCTAGGGGGGAGTCGTGGAACAATCCCAAAAGTAAAACGGTTAGTGAAGGTCAATTAAGTTTGTTTTAGTCCCGGTAACTCCAAAGAAGCTCACTCTACCTAGTGGGCTTTTCTTGATCATCTGAATCATTGACAATCTTTTTAATAAATTCCTCAATAGTTAATCCTTCATCCTCAGACCGAGACTTTAACATCGCCACAATTTGTTCGTCGTTTGCTTCTATTCGAGCTTGCAATACGTTACCCGCCAAGGTTGTGGGTGCTACACCCTTGAGTGCTGCCCATTCCCTTAATCGCTTATTATGCCACGCAGGGATCTTAATCGTAATTCTATACCTTTTGTCCATTGTTTTTTTATGTCGTTTAGCATATAATCAGCATAACATTAACACAAATACTGAAAGGGGCTGACCGGATATCAGCCGATCAGCCCCACCCCAACCCATTCTTTAACCCATAAGTTGAGGCTATTACAATGTTTGCACAAAGCGACCGTATTAACCCAGTTCATTTACTGCAAAGTCGGTTAGGTTGGACTATCGAAAAGATAGCCGAAGAAATGGATTATTCTGTAAGCGCAGTTAGCAAATGGAGCTCAGGCGATCGAAACCCATCACCAAGAGCTATAAAAGAAGCCCAGAAAGTATTAGCCAACTACCAATGACAAATTGAAAACTCAAAACCAAACCCTCTCCAGTCCTTTACTGCGGAGGGTTTTTTAGTGTCTATCAATCTTGTTCACAAGTGCAATCACAAGTGAATTGTCGCCCCTTTGATATGGGTTTATTGTTGTTGTTAGTTAAGCGTTTCATTTCGCTTAACAAACAAAAACCAAACGATTTGTAATCATTTATGCGGAGCGCAAGTATTGAGGAAATTACCCATTTTACCCGTGAGCAGGTAGCCGAGAGTTTAGGAGTTTCGGTTAATTACCTCCGAACCCTATGTCAAGACCTCCGAGGCGTTTTAAGCCCAGAGGAATTTGATTTTCAACCCAATGACGGCATGATTTCGGCTGATGCTGCAAGCAAGTTAATCGAGTATAAAAACAGGGCAAGAACTCGAACCCGTGAACGGATTTTAAACGACATTAAATTAAGAGGATTATGACAGCACAAACTCAACAAAACTACGACCTTGACGCGATCGCATCTGCGGTTGGAGTCAAATCAGAAAGAGCCAGATTAATCATCTCCTCTCTGGTAGAAAATTTCCATTTTGACGCAACAAATGTTCCTCAAAATGGGATGGTAGCGATTCTTTCTTCAATTATCGGAATACAACAAACCCACTCATTGTCTGTTTCCCAAGCTGTTGAAAAATACGTTAAAGACTTGCAATCCCAACAGAAGAAAGCGGGGGGAAAAACAGAACACGCAGCCGGATCTATGGCTGAAACAATCGACAAAATGGCTGACAATCTAGCCGAACAAATAGCCCCCAAGGTTGTCGAACTGGCTGCGGAAAAACTACAGGAGAAAGTCTTAGAACATTTTGCCCAAGGCTTTGAATTTGCAAAAGTAACAACCTGTTTCAATCAAGTGGGAATGATTATTGATGCCGAGATTCGAGAGGTTGAAAGAGCAGATCGATTTCAACTTACCGGAAGCGAAAACGTTCTCAATTACTTTGCGTTGCCAGAGGGCAAATAAACCAATCAAAAAGCAATATCCCGATGTGGTTTTTCTTATGCACGGAGGGATTTGTTAAGCAAAAACCAGGTACAGATTATGGTGTCATCTATCGCAAAAACAGCAAACAATATTAAGAAGTCAATGATTAACACAATCATACTCCTAATAATTGGAACGGGTATTGGAGGTGGTAGTGTCATCTGGATGCTACAAGCAAATGCAAACGGTATTTGCAGTCTACTCTCTGCAAAAAACCAATTCATTAACATAGTGCAAAAGGACTCAAAATAATGGATACAATTCTTCTCCCGTTGGTTCACGACAACCTGTCATGCGACACGGCAATTTCTCACAAAACCTTGGCACGACTTGGCACAAGCCTTGTCTTATGCCTTGTCTCGCCCTCTATGACAGGTCACGCCTTGGCACAACTCCCGCCAGGTTATGAGTTTCAACAGGCATATTTGCAAACAGAAACTATGCCACAAAGACCGTGCCAAAACCGTCGAACCATCCAAGAATACGAATACACATTACCCCAAGAAAACCAAGAATATGAGCCACGTCAGTATCAACAGAATCCAGAGATTGCAGAACGCGGATACGGTGATTCAGGATTATCGGGGTACAGATTCAACATCGGAAGTCAAAACACAATCATCTTTAAGTTCTTCTGAGCTTAGACAAATGAAAAACAGAATCTTGTCACAGGACAGATGTTCTGATAAAGACCTCGAAAAACTTTCAATAATTAACGAATTACTAGGAGAAAAAACGATGAAGGTAGATAAATTTTTTGACAAGTTAAATGGGTGGCAGTGGTTAATAGTTGGAATTGTTGCAGGTTTGATTTATCAAAATATGGTAACAAGACCACAGCCTCAAACATTACAGCCGCAAGTTTCACCCAACACTGTGATGACTCCTAATGGTGGTGCAGTGAATATGTACAAATTTGAAAACAATTAAAAACAATGTCAAACAGAAAGAACGGAATCCATATCAATTACTATGAAGCTCCCTGTCAAAACTATCAACAACCAAGTGATGATTGCCAACAACAACCAAACCGGAATGCTACATCATCAGGAATGTCTTCAAATATAATGCTTTTGCCAATAGGCTTTATATTCCTGATATTTATTTCACCTATTGTTGTAGGAGGAACAAGATACATTGAACGTCCTAGTCAACCATCGCCCGACATAATCATCAACAACAACAATAAAATGCAGCGATGACAAATTTGTACACGAAAAAGGAAATGATGTTTTGGATAGTAGTTTGGTTCTTAACTTATCTCCTTTGCTTACAAAGAGGGGGTGCTGATATTGTTGATAATCGCACCCCAGACAATACCGGAGCTTTCTGTCAAGCCTACGCTCAAGGGGATTTATGATAACGATAAACCATAGATTCATTATCCAATGGATGATTTTTGGAATCATTCTTTACCTGACAATCCCCCCTTTAGTCGCAATTCACAACAACATTGTTTGTAACAGATATTATGGATTTCACAAAAAATAAACAGAATTTGATTTGGTTAGGAATTGCAGCCGTTGCAGCAGCATTTTTCCTTTACTCAGGAAAGATTAACCTACCTAACCAACAGCAATCACAGTCACCGCAACACCAGACACCAGGAGCTTTGAAATGGTAAATGATTATCCAGAGATAGTTTCGTTATTGATTGAACAAGCAAAATCAACTTTTAAACCCAAAGATGTAAGGCTTGACCCTGATTGGGTGACTAACACACTTTTCACTTATCAACAAATGCCAGAATATTCACCCATGTCTGAAACACATCAAGATTGTGTTTGGGGTGCTGAGAGTATCAAGCCTCGCTCTGAGTGGAATATCACCAAAGAGCAAAATGAGATTTCAGTTAAAAGATGGAAAGAAAAATGGATGGCTGAACGTAAACAAAAATATGCTCAAAGATTTTAAATGTGCAGCTATCTATCTGGGAATAATGTGGGCTTTGGAAATGTTTTTCCCAGAATTTGATTATTTTGGAATCAGACCAGGAGTGGAAGGCATAGGAATGTTAGGAATTATAACCTCGCCATTCCTGCACGGAGACCCCCAACACTTGATAGGGAACACAGTCGGATATTTGCCATTGGCAACCCTGACAATTTTCAAAGCCCCTGGAAAATTCAATTACAACTTTTGGGTGATTTCAGTAATTGAAGGTTTTGGTGTTTGGTTCTTTGGTCAACCTGGTTCAAATCATATAGGAGCAAGCGGGGTGATATATGGTTTTTTTGGATTTTGTCTTCTTAGTGCTGTCTTTCGTCTTGATTTTCCTAATCTGGTATGCGCTGTCATTACCTGGGTAATATTTCAAGGTTTGATCGGCGGAATGCTGCCATCGGTTGCGCAAGGGATTAGTTGGGAAGGTCATCTGGCAGGGTTTATTGGTGGTGCGATAGCGGGGTATTTAGATGCAAATTCTCAAAGAAAATTGGAGGCAAATTAAATGTATTTGCAACAATCTGAAACCCAGACCTCCCCCCAGATAACAGGATTGATGGTATTTAATTGGTCAATGGGTTTGCTGAGTTTATTGTTAGTTGGTTTGATAACTTCTGAAGTTGTCAGGCTAATCAATAAACCAACAGAGGAGTTTCAAAAGTTTGTAGCCGTAGCCAACCTTTCAGGTTATGAAAAATGCCTGAAAAACAAAGGTGGCGAAGGGTGCAAAGAACAGCTAATTATTGAATGGAGAAAAAGAAATGGCAACTAAATTAGACGGTTTACGCAATCGTTTTTCAACTGGAAACATTATCAAAGAAGCTGGCACGGGCGCTAATTTCTCTAAAGTGATGAGTCCAACAGGAAAAGGTGATATCACGCCTTATAACCGTGAACGCTCCTATGCAGGAACCGATGAATTTGACCAACAGTTTAATATTTCTGACCGAGTTAACCCATCTGAAAATGAAGCTAAGGGAGCTAAGATTATTGCCGAAAATGCAATCAAAGCAGCATCAAATAAAAAGGTAATTGTCGAAGCTCAATTGAAAGTTGACAAAGCACGGACTGAATGGTACGAAGCTGACCAACAATATGTTAAAGGTGTGGCAGAAGGTTCATTGAAACGTTTTGAGGAAAAGATTCAAACTCAAAAAATGTTAGATGGTCAAGCTCCTAAATATATGCAAATCGTTGGTAATTACGCTAACGAAAATGTAGGGGCTGTTAACGTGATGCGCCAGTTGGACAAAATTGAAAACTCGATGAAACTGTAAATTTATTTGGGGGTGAAACATTCCCCCAATCAAAACATGAAACTATGGAAAGTCAAAAAGTTTTCAATCTTTGGAACAGGTTTATCTTGTTCCTTTTTGTTATCACATTTTGCTTTGCTTTATCCTGAAGCTAGAGTATTGCTAATTTGTCTTTATCTGGGTTCAATCGTTGGTAGTGTTATTTTATATTTAATTTCTGACAATCAAGAATCTGTAAACTCTGATGAATTAGTTTTTGGTGCTATAGCTTTATTGATTGGTGTTTTTTATGCTTTAGGAATAGGTCAATCTTGGATAGTTTTAAGATTATTATTATGGATTTTATTGTTGATTGTCACTGTTTCAATTTGGATATATTTCACATTACCTCAACCTGAAAATAATGAATAACTCAACTACACCTGAACATTTAAAAAATCCTCACCTGTCAGCATGGTCAATAGGTCTAACCATCGCTGGTTGTAGTCTGGCGATGTTTTCACCTTTGGCAATCAACAAAAACCCACAGTTAGGGATTGTTGGTACATCTGCGGGTGCGGTGCTATCCATTGCGGGGTGGGTGATGGGGAGCCAATCAGAGAAATCAATCAAGCTACAAGCCAAGGTAGAGGAGCAAACCGAGGCTATATTCCTGCGGCGGTTGGGGATGGAATATGAGTTAGAAAAATTTAGGGATATTAGATATTTGAACGAAAGTCAGCAAGCGATCGCGCAGCCTAAAAGCCATGATCAAACATTACCACCATCGCAACAAAGACGGTCGGATGACAATGAAGGGAATCTTCACCGGAGTCAATTGATGGTTTTAGACCGAGAGAGTCCTGTGGAATATAATCAAGAGAATCATGATATCTATTCAGATGAACTATCATTTATTCCTTGCGATATTCCCTCCAATCATATCTTAAACTTCTATAACTGGGATAAGTTAGCCGATGAGTCTTCGGGAATATTAATCGGGGGAAATTCTGGGAGCGCAAAAACATCTCTAGGTGCTGGTTTCGTGATTGGCAAACTAACTGAGCATAAACCCGCCGAGGTGATTGTTTTGGATATCCACGCTTCAAAAAACCCTATCTGGCAACAAATGGGTTTCCCTAGGGTTGAATCAGATGTTGAAATAATTTATCAGATTTTGTGCTGGCTAATTGAAGAAGTCGAAAACCGAAAAGAAAAAGACGGGCATTCTATCATTGTCTGCTTGGATGAAATCAATGATACGATGTCCGAGTTAGCACAATTAGACACTATCAAACCATTGCAAAACAAGGAAAAAAGAGTTAAGACTTTTACTTATGCGATTCGGAAACTTTCTAATGCTAGAAAATTTGATATTTGTTTAATCGGTTTCATGCAAAGTCATAACACCGAAGCAATAGGAATTGATGGGAAGTTTAGAAATAATTTCCTTTTAATTCTTTGTGGTGCTAGTGCTAGGAGTGAGATTCAAAACTTGTGGAAACATGACACCCCTGAATTTCAGTACATCCAAAGTGCTGCCTATCCTGTTGTTGTTTGTGGTTCTAATCAGCATCAAATCGCAGAACACCCAACGCATAAACATCATCTTGAGTATAGAAAAAAAGGCAATGCTCCTGATGGTTTATTAAATCCTATTTTTTTAAATAAACCAATAGATGTTAAAATAGTTCCATCACCTAATATCAATCTAAAAAAAGATGATGTTCCTAAAGTGCTACAATCAATAAATCCCTTAGATTGTAATACCTGGCAATCAATAGATTATCCCAGTGGCTTGCAATGGCTACCACAACACGAAGCGGGAGTATATTGTGTATTTGTTAGCGGTTATCAAAACCCTCTTTATGTAGGTCAATCTAAAGACCTTTGGAGACGTTGGAACAATAAAGGTGACTGGGAACATCATGTTAAAAAACATCTTGAATCAATTGGTGACGTATCGGTGAAAATAGCTTTTTACATCACAAAAAATTGGGATGAGCAAAAACGTTTAACTCTTGAGTCAGAATTACAAGCTAAATATAAACCTTCGTGGAATGGAACAGCTAACAAAACATTACCCGATAAAACACTTTCTGAATCGGCTCAAGCGGTGTTTAATTTCATCAAGGAAATATTTAAGGGTGAACCTATACCAGCCCGTGACTGTTACCGCAAATCATCACTCAGAACTCAGTTTGGATTAAATGCTGAAACTACTGAGTTGATATTTGATGAATTGCAAAATTTTGGTTTAGGTCAAAAACTAATCAAGGAAATTAATGGTTTCAGAAGTGTAAACTTTTTACCTGATATGTAGTAGAACCCCTGATTTATCCTATAAGCAAAGCAAAACACAAGCCCATGAATTATCCCGAAGTAGTCGAATCAGTCTACAGTCAAATCCTGTTAATCCCAGAACCCAATCCCATCCCCAAAAACAAAGACTTTATTTTGATGGCACTCTATCACCGGACGACAAACCCTAAAGCCAAATACCCCCCGTGAAGGGGCTGTCAAAACCATTCTTGATCTTGGTTTAGAGTTTGCTCCTGTTGAGGATTGGAACATCAGCTTAGAGGATTACAACGCCGCCAAACTAAACCAACAAACCCGATGGTTGGCGTGGCGAGAGGGGCTAACACCTGTTAACTCAGGGATGAAGAAAACTATAGATAATGAACAGGAGTTTTAAATGAAAAAATCCAAACCAAAATCAGACTATCCAGAGATTGTCGAGTTAGTTGTTGATACTGCCAGAAAGCGCGGCGGGAATCAATTATTAACAGATGTCAATTGGGTAACTAAGACCTTGTTCAAATATCAGAATGGTGTGATTCCCTTGACTGATACCGACTCCGATTGCGTCAGGATTGGAGAGGAGTTAAGACCCCGTTATAAGTGGCAGATCACCAGAGATCATGTAGCTTTTGCTAATCAGAATAGTATTAAGAAGGGATGGAAATAGTTATGAAAGATTTGGAAAGTTTGCTGAATGAAGTAGAAGAAATATCGAAAGAAATAGCTAGTCATCATTACACTATTTTTAGATTTAGTAGTCATTTTAAGGGTGCTTTTGGAACGCCTGACAGACTAAGACTTGAGTTGCCACACCTTCCGGGTTTTGGTACGTTGAGAGAATTATTGATCTGGATGATTGGTGAACAAGTTAATTTCTGGGATATCGAAACAGAGAATATCGAGGGTTTTAGAATTCACAATGGGGTTTATTACAAAGAGGAAGATTTTACCAATGACATCTAGGGAACAATTAGAATATATTTGGTTAGTTGATAGCTTGGTTTTATCTGAAACAGGGAAACACATTGACAGTTTAACCAGGAAAATTATTGAGGGGATATTAACAGATAATACCTATTCAGAGATAGGTGAAAAGTTAGGCTATGATCCGGGTTATATTGGCGATAAAACAAGAATAATGCTTAGGATTTTGAGCAAAAAGACTGGCGAAATAGTTAATAAACAAAACTTTTCCTGGGTACTTGAAAGGGTTTTAAATGTTGCCCACAGTCCATCAATCATTAACCTTGCAAATATAAAATAATGATCAATACTTTCATCGGAATTGACCCAGGAAAAACCGGAGGAGTTGCTATCATCTCTCCATCGGGAATCAAACTCATTGATTGTCCAGTTATTGAGATAAAAACTAAGGTTAAAAGCAAAAAGCCAAACCTCACGCTATTTAATCAGGTTGCGGACAAGGGAACAGTCAAGTCCAAAACTAAAATCACAACGAAGTCAAGCCCTGCATTAATGGCATCGGAGTTAGCACAGTCAATTACCTCAAACTCAATAATCGCCATAGAGAGCGTTCATTCAATGCCAGGACAGGGAGTTAGATCAACCTTTGATTTTGGGATGAATTTTGGCATCTGGTTGGGAGTGATCGCAGCGTTAAATATTCCTATGGAGTTGGTGACCCCTCAAGAATGGAAAAAGCATTATGGCTTGATAGGGAAAGACAAGGACGCATCAAGGATTATTGCGGTGCAGTTATTCCCCCAGATGGCTATGGAATTGAAGCTCAAGAAATACAACGGTCGGGCGGAGGCACTTCTCCTTGCTGAATATCTGCGGCGCAAAGCAGGAGGCCAGGACAAAGTAGGAGTATAGGGTTTCTAGTCTTTGCCAAATAAAAAGCACTTCTAAATTAATAGAGGTGCTTTTTAGATCGTCAATCCATGTTTACTTTTTTATTTTAGCTTTTTTCCATGCTGCATTAACTTTTATTAGCAACCCAGGAAATGTCCGACTCCAAAGAATCCCAGACAAAGCAAATCCAATCATGGCAGCTTTTGTACAAGGGTCGCATCTAAAATCAAATCCCCCACTTCGACCGTCTAAGGTTTGATAAACTATCACTTCATTGTCAGCACTTGCGTCTTTTGTCATGCTTTTGAGCCACTTAACAAAAATATCAAGGTCGGATTCAAAAACCATCTGAGTAATCTTATCTTCCAATAATTCCAACGCTTCTTTCATAATCTATTTTTGATTAAATTACTACCATTTAGAAGTTTGACAAACAATTCCCCAACCCTCAAAAATTTCCTCAAATCTTTGAGGTTGCAATCCAAAATAAAACAGGGTTTGGGAGAACCTGTTTTGGTCTTGTTTTTTTCCTTCCGCCGCCCGTTTGGGACTGTAGAATGTGAGTCGGGTTGAGGGTAGGCAGAAGCGATCGCACCGATTCAAAGCCTTTTTATACCAGGCTGTACTGTTGTCAGTATTGGTTAACAAAAGGGCTTCCGCTTCCGTCTCGTTCAGGGTTTGAATTAATTTGTCAACAACCTTCTCAACAAATCCCGCGCTGTAGGGAGGGTTTAACCAGAGTGTCTTAGCCCTCCAGTTCTGTTTAAATCCATCATCTTGAATTGTGAATATCTTTTGAGCTTTTACCGTTCGGTTGGCAAGTTCACAGCTAAAAGGGTCTAATTCAGGAAATCCATAAAACTCATGGACTAAATCAATCAAATCAGACGGGGTATAATTTTCGTTTGAATCAAGAATTACGGGTTGTGTTTCAAATAGTGAAAGTTGTTGTATAATCATTATGTTGTTGCTTTGTGTGTTTGCTTTTTAAAAGTATCTGAGATTCTCTACAAACTCAGATACTTTTTCTTTATTATAAGGTATTTGTGTTAAAATAAATATTAACTTAGATGTTAGTAAAATTATGAAATCAGAAAATAAGAAATGTGGTTTTGCTGCTATGAGCCCAGAAAAACGTCGGGAGGTTTCTAGCAAAGGGGGTAAAGCATCTCACGATAAAGGAACGCTTCATAAATTCACGCCAGACGAGTGTAGCGATGGTGGGGTTTCCACATCACGAAACAAAGACTACATGACTGAGATAGGTCGTAAAGGCGGCAAGACATCTCGTGATAAAGGAACACTGTACAAGTTCACTTCTGAAGATTGCAGAAAAGCGTGGAAAAGATCAACATGAACAAATTTAGATAAGAATTGAGGAAATAGAATGACAACAGAAACAGCACTAACGGAAATAGCTGCGCCGTCGATTGTGGGGTATTTACTCGACAATCAAGGAAAGACAATTAAGTGCAAAGCAACGATAAACTCAAAGGGATATATAGTTTTTTATCCCGTGGACGAGGAGTGCGATCGCAATGCCAACAACGACTGATTATGTTAATGTTTTCGTGTTATAATAATATTGGTGGAAAGATTCTCTCTTAAAGCTACCCGGCATCCGCTTGGTGGCTTTTTGTTTTATGGGTTTGGGTGTTAGAATATTATTGGAGAGATCAGAGGGAGAAATGCCAACGACAACTGATTGTGTTAGCTCCGATTGTAGAATGGTGATAAATAAACCGAGGGATGAAACGGAATTAAATCTATCCCTGGTTTAAAAATATATGGAATATTTCCCACACCCGTACCTTCAGGAACTATTAAACTGTTACCATTTAATAATCCAATCATTTTAGAATTAATATCTAATTCGGTATTTAAGTGTAATTTTGTTTTTTCAAATAAACTACCATTATTTTTAATTTTAATACTCCATAATCCCGTAGGATATAAAGCTAAAATACTACCATTACCTAATAATGAAACACCTTTACAAGTTGCATCATTTGGGTCAATACTATTTGAATTAATCAAACT